ATGGGATGGGAATTATCTATCATCATTTCGTTGAAGACCTTCTCCCAGCCAAAAAATCCAAGCCCAAAAAATGGCAAAACGGCACGCAATCGCAACTCGACGCCGCAAAAGACGATGCGCGGTTGATTCCGAAGAAGACGTATTTTATGGCGAACCGTGGAGAAGCAAAAGGCGGTATCGTATTCAGAATCGACTCGCCGTATAACGATTCTGAATCTGTAGCAATGATGACGACCGGCTGGGAGTGGGATTTTTATTGGACCGATGTACTGGAGCCAATCAATGACTAACTTCATCACTCGCATGCAAGAAGTCCGCAGCCAAATCGCAGCTTTGGAATCCGCCGAGTCTGAGCTTGTCGCCTCAATCATCAAAGAAGCCGGCCACAACAAGACAGGCCAAGGCACCTACGACATGGACGGCTACAAGGTCACGATCAAGACCGGAGAAAACGTCACGCTTGACAAGTCGTTGCTCAATACGATTTGGAAAGAGACGATGCCGATCAATCGCACGTATAGTTACACCTTGCGCCAACGCGATTTTGATGCTTTAATGGCGAACGGCACAGCGGCGCAGCGGTCGTTGTTGTCGAAGATTGTTTGTACGAAACCAGCAAAACCAAGCATCAAGATAGAGGAGAAATAAATTGGATCTCACAAGCCTGACCAAGCCATTAAGCAAGCCTCCACAGATCACCATTGTTGCACCGCCAGGGGTAGGAAAAACAACGCTAGGGGCATTGTTCCATAGCCCTGTTTTTATTCAAGCAGAGCGCGGCACAGCAACGTTTGATACATGGGCAGAAGAAGACAAGCCTACTGTATTTCCGATGCTGCCAGAGGCTGAGGCCAATAAAGATATTCCGCTGCCTGACTACAAGAATGCAAAGAAAGAATCATTCTCCGATCGGATGCTGGTTAGCACAAAAGAAGTTTTGCTTGACCAGTTGCGCAGCCTGTACGCTCAAAAGCACGAGTTTAAGACGGTAGTGTTTGACACTGTGACTAGCTTGCATACGCTATTCGAGCGGGAAGTGTGCGAAATGTACGGCGTCGAAAGTGCTGGTGATGCCGCTGGCGGATACCAAAAAGGATTCGACCTTGTGCGCGAAATGCACCTTGAGGTAAAATCGGCTTGCGATGCGCTTTGCTACAGAAAAGGAATGACAATTGTATTTTTGGCGCATCTTGGAGTCGAAAAGATCAAAAATAGCCCTGACGCAGAGGAATACAGTATATACAGCATGAACATGCATAAGGTGTCTGTGCCAGTCTATGTTAATCTGGTTGATGCTGTGCTTTACATGCGCCAGGAGTCATTCATTAAGGGCGGCGCAACTGATCGAAAGGGAGTTACCACTAAGCTGAACAAGATTATCCAGACCGGAGAACGAAGCTTGATTACGTGCAGCAATGGGCATACAGGGTACGTGCTGGCAAAGAATCGGTTTGAATTCGATTCGGAAATCCTTGTTCCAATGGGCGAAAATCCGCTGCTTGATTTGATTCCGTATTTTAAGGGGGCGAAATGAAAGCGACTTCAATTCCGTTGCCTTTGCTAGATGAAACAAAAATAGCTGTAAGCACCGAAGCTGCGGCATATTACTTGAACCGAAAGCCGCAAACGTTACGAGCTTGGTCATGCCTAGGCAATGGCCCTATTCGGCCAGTCTGTATTAATGGGCGTCTAGCTTGGCCTGTTTCTGAAATTAAGCGTCTGCTAGAAGGATGTATATGAAAACAGTAACTGAACGAGTAGTCAAAGAAATCGCCGCAAAGCTGGAAATCAATCCAGATGTCATTGACATTCGTGCCAGTCTTGACGATCTAGGCGCTGATGAAATGGATCAACTAGAAATCCTGATGCGAATCGAAAACGAATTCGAGATTGAAATTGACGACGATGTTTTTTGCAATTGCAACACGGTCGGCGCGATTGTCGCGCTGGTTGAAACTTTGAAAAGGAAATAATATCATGGCTTCATTTTGGGCAACTAGCAGTGGCGAACAGGCAACCGGCGACGTACAGGAAAGCAATTTTGATCCTTTGCCGCGGGGATGGTATCTTTCGATGCTTGAATCCGTCGAGGTCGATGAATACGAAGGCCAGAAGAAGGTCAAGATCAAAGCGCGAGTTGTTGGCGAAGGCCCTGGTAAGAATCGTGTTCTGTTCCTGAATCTGAAATGCTTCTCCGGTCCTGACATCAAAGAAACGGCACGAGATCGGGCAATCCAGGTGCTCGTCAAGATGTACAACATTTGCAAAGCCAAACTGCCGAATGGCGAGCCTGATGATGCTAGCTTGTCGCAGTTGGTCGATAAGCCAATGGAATTGCTGCTCGATGTTTGGGAGTTGGAAGACAAGAGCAAGTCGGGCAATTGGTTGCAAAATGTCGAGGCGAAAGGAACCAAGTCTGGCGGAGCTGCGAAGGTTGCGCCGAAGGCTGCACAACCTGCGCCACGAAAGCCTAATCCGGTTCCTCCGAATCGCGATCAGTTTGAGCCTGATGACATTGACGGAGACGATATACCTTTTAACCAAGTGGTATAGGATAACCACTTAAAACACCTATAACCCCGCTTCGGCGGGGATTTTTTACTGAGGATTGAAAAATGGAACAAAAAACAGCACTATCATTTCTTTCGCACGCCGGAGAAATCATGAAAGAACGCGGAAAGCAATACGACGCAGAAGATGGCGAGCGCAGCATGGGAAAGACCGTAGCGGCGTTTAATTCGATCACTGGACGCGATCTATCAGAAAGCGAAGGGTGGTTGCTTATGCTGGTCTTAAAGCAGGTAAGACAGTGGCAGTCTGGGCCATTCCATGAGGATAGCGCGATTGACAGCGTTTCGTATGCGGCGTTGTTGGCTGAGAGTTTGGCAAAGTGATCGACCCGGACGAAATACTGCGCCGGATTGATGCGCTCTCAAAAAACGACCCTCCAAGAAATTATCTTGGCGCTAGTTCTATCGGCGATCCATGCTCAAGAAAGCTCTGGCTAGAATTCAACAAGTACGTCGAGCCAGAGCAATTTCCACCGCGCCTATTGAGACTTTTCCAGCGCGGAAAGAACGAAGAATTGATTTTCGAGACGCATATCTATGATTTGGGAATAGAAATTATCGACAGTTGCACCGATCAAGCAGGCTTCAAGGACGGGTTTTTCGCAGGGCATGGCGATGGCGTCTATCTGATTGATGGCGAGCGTGTCGCCAGCGAGATGAAAACTCATAGCCTAAAGAGTTTCGCCACGCTAAAGCGCGGCCAGCTTCGCCAGACGCACCCGCGACACTACGCGCAGTGCATAGTATATGCTGGAAAATTTGATTGCGCCTACGCGCTTTACATGGGTGTGTGCAAGGATAATGATGAGTTGTTCATCGACGTAATTCCGTTCAACGAAGTTGAATATAATGAATACCTGAACAAAGCAACATACATCACCACAACCGACAAGCCCCCAGAACGCATAGCCGCAAAGGCCAGCGACTTCCGGTGCAAGTTCTGCCACGCCCACGCCGTATGCTGGGGGCTGCAAATGCCTCGCGTGAATTGCCGAAACTGCACTAGCGTTGCGAAAGAGCCTATCAATGGTAAGTTCATATGTGAAATGAACAAAGAACTTGACAAAAGCGGGTGTTGCGAGCATCATTCGTTCTCGCCTTACGCAATGCATGACTTGCAACGGTGGGAGCCTATAGAGTTCTTTCCTGAACAGCGTGCGGTGAAGTATAAAAAGCCTGATGGTACGGAAATAATCAACGGATTCAAATATATACAATCCAAGGATTTGAAACTATGACCAGTTATGAAGAATTCATCGCATCAAAAGCCATCACGCCGATGCTTTCAGGATTCGATATTGATGCAGACCGATTGAACGTCAATCTGTTTGACTTTCAGCGCGTCATTGTCAAATGGGCATTGAAGCGTGGGCGTGCCGCGATATTTGCAAATACCGGGCTTGGCAAAACTCTGATGCAAACAAGCTGGGCGCACGAGGTGGCGCGAGAAACTAGCGGCGATGTGCTGATCGTTGCGCCTCTTTGTGTGGCGCATCAGACTGTGCATGAGGGTGAAAAGTTCGGCATCGAAATCAATTACTGTCGTGCGCAAGAAGGTGTAAAGCCAGGAATCAACATCACGAATTACGAAATGCTCGATAAGTTCGATCTTGAAGAGTTTCACGGAATCGTACTTGACGAGTCGAGCATTATCAAGAACCGTGACGGCAAGACGCGGAATTACATCATCGAACAATGTCAGAAGGTGCCGTATCGGCTGAGTTGCACCGCTACGCCAAGCCCGAATGATTATATGGAATTGGGCAATCAGGCTGAATTCCTGGGTCTGATGACAATGAGCGAAATGCTCGCTATGTACTTTATCCATGACGGCGGCGAAACGTCGAAATGGGCATTAAAGGGCCATGGCCGCACTAAGTTCTGGCAGTGGCTTTCTACGTGGTCTGTCGTAATTTCTAGCCCTGCGGATCTCGGTTTTGATGGCTCTTCATTTGAGTTGCCCGATCTTGTTTATCATCCGCATGTGGTTGAATCTGAATCTGATGATGGGCAATTATTCGCTGGCGTAGCTGCTGGATTGATGGATCGCAACAAAGCGCGAAAGGATTCGATTGATGATCGAGTCGCGGAGTGCGCTGCAATCGTCAATGCTGCTGATGATCAATGGGTTGTTTGGTGTCATCGGAATGAAGAAGGCGATAAACTGGAAAAACTTATAGCTGGATCAGTAAATATCCAAGGGTCTGATTCTATTGACTTCAAAGAGCAAACGATTGATAGTTTTTCAGATGGAAAGCTTCGCGTATTAGTCACAAAGCCTTCGATCAGCGGGTTTGGAATGAATTGGCAGCATTGCCAGAATACGGCATTCGTCGGACTTTCTGACAGTTGGGAGCAGTACTATCAATCAATTCGCAGATTCTGGCGTTTCGGTCAAAAAAAGACTGTCAATGTTCATGTAATTAGTGCAGAATCAGAAGGCGCAGTCGTCGCTAATATCCAACGAAAAGAGGAGCAAAACAAAACTATGGCCGCTGAAATGATAGCCCACATGTCCGAGTCGATGAAAAAAGAAGTTTTCGGACTCGAACAGGAACGCACCGAATACGTGCGCCAGTATTTCAAGAACGATGAATACGAAATCCATAACGCAGACTGCATTGATCTGGCTCGTGAAATTGAGTCTGATTCGATTGACTTTACGGTTTATAGCCCGCCATTCGCATCGCTTTACACATACAGCAACAGTGACCGCGATATGGGAAATAGCAAGGATAACGGCGAGTTCTATCAGCATTTCTCGTATCTTACTGCGGAAATGCTGCGTATCACGAAGCCAGGGCGTCTTATGGCTGTTCATTGCATGAACTTGCCTACGTCAAAGACTAACGACGGATTTATCGGTATTCGTGACTTTCGCGGCGAACTGATCCGCATGTTTATTGATGCTGGATGGATTTACCATAGCGAAGTGACGATCTGGAAAGATCCAGTTACAGCGATGCAGCGTACCAAGGCACTAGGGTTGCTGCATAAGACAATCCGAAAGGATAGCAGCATGAGCCGCCAGGGTATTCCAGATTACCTTGTGGTAATGCGTAAGCCGGGTGACAATCCTAATCCTGTTCGCCATTATCGCGATGAAAAAGAATTGCAAGAAGCGTGCAAAAATGAAGGTCTTGATTATCAAGAAGAATGCGAGAAGATTTTCCCGGTTCAAAAATGGCAGCAATATGCAAGCCCTGTTTGGATGGATATTAACCCGACTCGCACGCTTAATTTCAGAGATGGAAAAGATGAAGACGACGTAAAGCACATTTGCCCGTTGCAGCTTGACGTTATCGAACGTGCCATTGACCTTTGGACTAATCCGAATGATCTAGTGTTCTCTCCATTTACAGGAATTGGCAGCGAGGCTTATACTTCCGTTAATATGGGGCGTCGATTCATTGGGTCAGAATTGAAACCTAGTTATTACGGGCAGTGCTTGAAAAATATGGAACACGCTTCAAAAAAGACACAAGACCTTTTCGCTGACATCAACGAGGATTAAACAATGAAAACTACCATCACGAAATCGCAACTTTCCACCGGCCTAAACTTTACCGCTGGCGTAGCTAAGTCAAGCATTATTCCTATTCTGTCGAATGTCCTTATTAAAAAGTCTGGCCGCAATCTGACTTTCACGGTCGCCGATGAGGTTATGCAACTAAAAGCAGTTGTCGCAACTGATACGGCAGAGGATTTTGAGTTCGTCGCGGATTATGCGCGTATCTCGACTATCGTTAGCAATTTGCCGGACGATTCCGTTGTGTCGTTTGATATTGATGAGGAAAAAATAACGATAAAGTCTGGCCGTTCAAAGTTCAATATCCAGACGCTTGCCGCTGTGGATTACCCGTTGATTGATCCTGACGAAACGACACAAACGATCACTATTCAACAGGAAGAGTTCAAACGACTCATTCAGAGCGTGTCCGCATCAATGGCCGTTAAGGACACTCGGACGCAGTTGAATGGCCTATTCTTTGAAGTTCAAGGCGGCACGCTTACGCTAGTCGCTTCGGACGGTATGCGACTATCTGCTAACGCTATTACGATGGATTCGCCAGATATTGCGCGAATCATTCCACGCAATACTGTTATGCGACTTGTCAAGGCTTTGACAACTGGCGAAATGACTATTTCATTTTCTGCGTCGAATATCAGTTTTGCTATCAATGGCAATGAAATTGTGTCGAAGATTATTGATGCGAAATTCCCGGATTATCGTCGCGTCATTCCGTCGAATCATAATCAGTCAATTGCAATTTCAAAAGACAACTTGATTAACTCATGTAAGCGCGTTGCCATTCCTGCTAATGATAAATTCCGTGGCGTGCGTGTTGAGATTGGCGAGACAATGAGATTTACTTGCGTATCTGGAAAAGAAACGGCATCTGACGAGTTCGATATTGCATACGATGGAAAGACGGTAGAAATGGGAGTTAATGCTGATTTCCTAATTGATGCTGCTAATGCGATGGTCGGCGATTTTACGTTGTCACTTCTTGATTCTTGTAGCACAGCAGTGATGATGAAAGATAATGCCGGCCTGGTTGCAGTTGTGATGCCGATGCGGATTTAAAATGCTAGTCGCCCGCGATTACCAGCGGGCGGCTATCGATGCCGCCCTAAAACACATGCGGTCAAATAGCAAGCCTGGAATCCTTGAGCTATGCACCGCAGCTGGAAAGTCTATTATCGTCGCCTTTATAGCTCACGTAGTCACGAAGGCAAAGAAGAAGGTGCTATGCCTTGGCCCAAACGCTGAAATCACAGTTCAGAACGCAGAGAAGTATCGGTTACTTGGCGAGCATTGCAGCATGTTCTCTGCAAGCCTTGGGAAGCGCCATACGGGCCATGACGTTATCTTTGGCACCCCTCTAACTGTCGTCAATGAGTTGGAGCGCTTTGGCGCTGATATTGCACTTCTAGTGGTAGATGAATGCCACCTTGTAAGCGAAGAAGAAGAAACGACCTATCAGAAAATAATCAGCCATTTGCTCGCGCTTAATCCCCGATTGCGCGTGCTTGGATTGACGGCCACGCCAATTCGTATGAAGGCTAAATTGGTCGGGAAAAACAACACGTTCAAGCATAAGATATTCTCATTGCCTCACCATGAGTTGTCGAAACTTGGATTCGTTGTTCCGTATGTATTGGGAAAGGCAAAGCAGCATTATGAAATGCTTAATTTGCAAGTTCAAGCTAACGGAAAATTCAATCAGCACGAAGTCGATAACGCTACGCTAAATCGTGGCGATCTTACCCGCGCTATTCTTAACGACATGATCGATACAATGTCCGCTGATAATCGCCAGTGCGCTATGATTTTCGCAGCGAGCATTAAGCATGCTCAGGAAATACTATCGTATTTGCCTCAAGATCAGGCGGCGTTAATCACCGGAAAAACGCCGAAGAAAGAACGAAAGACAATTTTAGAAGAAACCAAGGCGGGCAAGTGGCGCTATTTGGTCAATGTTGCAGCGCTGACCACTGGTGTCGATTTACAGATTGTCGATACTATCGTATTGGTCAGAGCAACCGAAAGTTTGTCCTTGTTCCTTCAGATGCTCGGCAGAGGATGCCGTCTGTACGATCCGGCATGGACGCTTCCGTCGTATGAGATGAATTGGCAGCATCCAGAGTACAAAGGCAAGCGCGATTGCTTGGTCTTGGATCACGGCGAAACAATCGAGCGTTTCGGATTGGATGATGATTTGACGATTGCTGGACTTGTCGAAGCGAAGAACGAACAGGACGACGACGGCGAATATTTTCCAATCGCTTGCCCGGACTGCGGAACAATAAATAGGCATACCTCGCAAAGGTGCGTCGGAACAACTACAGAAGGCGTAAGGTGCAGTTACAGATTTATTTGGAAGCCATGCACGCAATGCGATGCGCACAACTCGCCAAGCGCTCGCTATTGCTTCAAGTGCGAAGCGGAATTGATTAACCCTGAAGAGAAGTTGAGCCGTAGCGCGTCATTGCCGGTTGATGTGCCATTCCAAGTCGCCGTAATCGAAATGACCTTGAAAAGCCACTGGAAAGGCGAAAGCAACACGCTCCGAGTCGATTATAAAGTCACAGACGGCGCAAAGACATTCACTGTCAGCGAATTCAAGAAGCCCGGAAGCTACCCCTGGCACAAATGGACGCAGTCCGTTAGCGCGTCAGGAAACACGATTGAGAACGTGATTTTAGAGGCTGCTACGCTATCCTTTCCGACTCGGCTGATGGTGAAGCGACGAAAGGGCAGCAAGTGGCATGAAGTTGTTGCGATGTATCACGATGATGTTAAGATGCTTGACGCGGATTGATTACAAAGGAATTATATGAACGAAAAATTAGATGATGGCGGCCTTACTGCTTTAGTGATGCAGTGCGCTTTTGCTGTAATCGCTGGACAGAAGACAATTACTATTTCATCAACGGGGAATAGACCCATCGGATTCCCGCGTGGAGAGCTTTTGAGCGTAGGAACTAACGGAGCAAAAAACTATGCAGTATGTCCAGTTAAAGTAATGACTTGGATTCACTCAAGAACGTCATCCAATAAGTCTATTGCCGAGTAGAATGCACCCAATCATACAGCAACCGATAATCCACGTTCAAGGAGTCACAGTCGTAGGCAATGGATCGAAGGCTTGTTGTAATCGCTGCTGGTAACTCGTTGATTGTGGTGGCGACGTTACCGGCGGCGTTTCCCGTTCCAAGCAGGGAGCCGACACCACCATCCCCAAGTCTTGCGTCTTTTGTGACATAGCGCAGGCCGACGTTAGCATAGCGAGTACGCAAATCATTAATAGCTTTTGCATTTGTCAATTTCTCCGTTTGAAGTTTGGTTTTAAGCGTGTCGCGTTCTTTCATGACTAAGATATTATGTTCTTGTACGGTCCTATACGCGGCGTTTGCTTGCGCCTTTTGCTCTGTAATCGATGCATTGATTCGGTCGAATTCGCCTTGGTCAGCGACTTTTTGCGCATTGACGCCAGTTCGATATGCAGCCGTAGCAATCGCAGCCGCAATAATTGCGGCGATTAGAACTTTAATCCATGTATTCATAGAACCGCCTTCGCCAATTCAAGCAATCGACGACGATCCTCGATGCCATTCGTTCCGCCGTTAATTCTCTTGGTGATACGCAAAAAGTCGTCAGCATCAGCCAGTTCATTCAATCCGTGCGATTTCCAGAACCACGCGGAAGAACGGCACGCATTTACACGCGATTCAATCAACTCAGGGCGTATTACGCAGTCCATGTCAAGAGCTTCGGCCAGCTTGATATAGTTTGCCCTGCCAGTAATTTGAATCAAGCCACGGCCCTTAAAACGCGGCCCGTCTCCTTCTTCCGTATTGCCAAGGTCTCTACGGCCTTCATATGCTTTTCCTGTCGCTAGCTCTTTAACATATCGCAACTCTCCAGATTCGTGCCCGACTTGAGCCAAGAAGTGCGCTTGTCGTTGAACAGTGTTAATCTCGAATTCATCCATTGCAGAATTCAGCGGATCGATAAAAACATCGCAGCGCTCGCCAGCGTGTTGATAAATTTCGCGTAGCTGTTCTAAAATCATTGCATTGCCCTCACCATATCAGGATTAATCGTAAGACGAGAAACTTCCCCGTGAATTTTTGAATATGTTATAACTTTTGCATCACGCCCGCTGATCCATCCGCCTTTAGCTGCATACGCATCTGGCGCGGATAGCGTTCTGTGGCGCTCTACTTGCATTAGATTCGTTTCTTTCAATTCGTTACTGTGCAAGTGACCCAAGTGCGCGTAACTATGTTTTGTTCGCCCGAACACTTCGCGGAACTTAGCCACAAAAACATCATCGACATTAGCAACCTTGCGCTTATGCCCATGGTGGAAAAACAACGACGTATTGCCATGCTCAACGCAATAGTATGAATCTGCCGATGTTTCAACGCTTACGCGTGGATCGTCTTCATAGACAGCAGCAAGCCATTCACGCAGCCATGTTTCGCTTGCCGGGTCATGGTTTGCATCGGCCATTATGATATGAACGTGAGCGTGCTTTTCCAAAAGCATCTTGATAATTTGACGTGTTACTCGGATAGCGCATCGAACAAGTTTTGCAAATCGTGTATCAGCATCGAGAAGATTACCGTGCTGTGGCGTAACTGCATCCAGCCCGTCCCAATGTAGAAAGTCGCCCATTTGAGCGAATACGCATCGAGCAGAGTCTGGGGCGGCTTTAATGGCGGCACGGAACCAGTCAATAAGCAAAACCTCTGCTTTTTTCATATCCCAATCTTCGCCGCCCGTTTCTAATCCCCAGCACAAAACACCAAGATGGTAATCCGTAATAAAATACGCACTCAAAAGGTCGTCTGACTGATGATTAGGCGCTCTAATTGCTGCATATCGCGGCAATTTCTCAGTTAATGCCCGTAAAACCTCCTCTTGCAGCGATTTTTCTTTCGTTTCATCAACGCTTGTTTTTACCCATTGCATGACTACTTCGCCATCTTTGTCGTAAAGCGTCGAAGTGCCTGCGAGTTTTTCAGAGCCATGATTTAGTCGGCTCTGTAGCGTCGTTCGGCTAATTCCAAGCTGTCTAGCCGCTTCTGCTTGTGACCCATGTTCTTTAACAGCGTCATGCGCCTGCTTGATCAATTCTTGCGACAGTTTAGGTTGCGCCATTATTTGTTATCCTTCGTGATGAGTTTAGAGTGCCACCATGTTGCTAACATCGATCCAAGCCCTGCGCCAAAGCCTATTGGAAGCACGATCAGACCCCAGCCTTGACGCGCTGCGTTACTGACTATCCAGACCTCGCAGACAGCCATTAAAAGCGATGTTGGCATGATGAGCCAATAGACGCGATGAACTACGTTGAGTTGCTGCCAGGATTTTAGTGCCACGTACAAAAATGACGTGACGAATGCGAAAAAATAGAGTTCTTCTTGAGTCATTCAGGTATCCTATTATGATATGGCTGGCAGTCGCACCTGCGACGATTGGCGATATACATAATAGAATACCCTAAATTGATGAGAAATGCACCTGAAATCATAAATTTAATTCCAGTCCATGTCCCGTAATCGATCATCGACACCGCAATAAACGAAATAATCTCCGATCCTGCGCCGATGGCAATCATGATTCTTGCCCACCGGATAGGCTCTGCTGTATCTGCGCCCATTGCATTTATGGAACAAATAGCATGGAACAGCACTGGAAACGCCGGAATCGACAGGATAAAAAGCATGGTTTTAGTCATCTTTTTTTTCTCCGAATCGAATCTGTTTGAATACCCCCAGCGGATCATCAGAGAATTTACGACCAAGCGCAGTAAATCCACCAACAACGTGAATCCCGGCCATGCCAATCATCAACCCAATTAGACCCTCTACGCTGCCATCATTCGGTAGCCATGTCATATCAACAGAGTAGCGCAGGTATGCAGACGCTAACGGCGTAATGAGATACGATCCGAATACGCCAATTGTTAGCGCGGTTCCCCATTGTCGTTTTGACAGTTCCATCATGTACGACAGGGATATAACTGAACCTGCTAGGCCCATGAGTGGCGGGAATAGTTTGCTGGCGATAAACCCTGCTGTGCTAGTTGGATCAGCCATTAGTGCGTACCATAATTAAATCCTGTTGCCTGTCCGTAGTTTGGTCCAGTTACGCCTTTGGCGCTAGATTCGTCAGATTGGAAGCGGAATATAATGGCAAATCGTCCGTTTAGTTTCCAGCCTATACCTGACTGCCATATTGATTTTTTTGTATCACTATTAGACCACCGTATAGACAAGAATATACCGGCCGGAATAGATAGCCTGATAAAGAAAACAGAATTAAAAAAAAGCGACTTATCTCCTGTTATGCGCGGAGAAAATATCCATCTTCCATTATCTTTGAATAGCCATGCAATACCAACAGATTTAACAATATAAGAATCAATTGCCGTCACGTTTCCAAGCCAATACATTAACCACGGCTCGTTATCGTGACGGCTTTCGACTATTTTCACGACTCTATTTCAAACAGCCCGCATTCGGGACATTCCCACCCGCTGAACTCTGGAAACTCGGTCAGTTCTTCCTTGTAGATCAACACAGCGCCATCTAGTGCGCAGCGACGACGTACAACGTATGCTGATGTTTCAATTTGTTGTTCAGTAGCCATTTTATACTCCGTATTTTGATTTGACTGCGGCGACATCGGCTAAGTAATTAGCCTTTAAATCAGCAATGTCTTGAGTAATAATAAGTTTTTTTGAATCTTCTGTTGCTCCATCAGCAACAATTGCCGAAAGCCAACTCATTTGAAACTCTTGGAGACTTGTCTTATATTGCGATAAAAGAATTGCAAGTTCTTCCGACTTTAGCTGAGCGTTTGTTTTAGAAGCCGGATATACCCTGATTGGGTACCCGTTTTCGTCAGCAGATAAGATTGTCCCTTGTTCAGGATTGGAACATACGGAAGCGTATTGGCTATCCGTAATTTCAACCGCATCGGGCGGAAATTCTTTATAGTTTTTTGGGCTGTCGTAAAACCCACCTGTTGATTTTGAATAAAACATTATTTTACCTCAATATCCAATGACAAAATATGCCCAATAATTTACAATTGATCCAGATGTCCTAACATGTGCTATAGATATTACCGTTGTGGATGATATTACGCATGAGGAATCGGTAATAGGTGTTGCTGAATTATTTACGTCAGTTTTTTTAGATATAACTGCCAAAAGGGAACCAGTTGGAAATGCGATAGGCAAGGTGGCGTTTGACGTTGTTGAGGTAGTGGTTGTTGTAGCTGTAAGATTTCCCCATTGGAAAATAATTCCGCCAAGCCATGATGGAAATTTGATATATCCATTTAAAGCCTTGCTTACCGAGAACCCCGCCGCAGTTGCGATGGACAACATAGCACCGCGCACCCATCCGGTTGATGCTGGACGAGCGCTATCATCTGCAAACGTAGGATCATTTGAAACTGTAGCAACATTGAACCACGATTTAATCAAGCTAAATGCCCCTGACTTATCAGTCGTCCCCTGGCGAACCAGCATCAAATCAGCGTCAGCAAGTGAAGTAGCAGAAGGCAACTGAGAAAGATTGACCTTAGTTGCGCCCAGCTTGCTAATAATAGTCGCTTCGCTATCTGCAAGAGAGAGAATTGCAGCCTGTTGAGCGAGTAGTTCTCGTGTTTGCGATTCTTCCACAGTAGTCAATGCCATATTACAAATCTCCAATTTGACGCGAATAACCAACTGTTCTAACGTTAGATCCGCCAACGATAGGCTGGTCGCCATTTACAGTTGGCGTTCCGAGTGTTAGTGTAGCGCTAGAAATCACTTTCAACGAATGAACTCCTGACGCACCTTTAAAACCAATGGCGACAATATATTTATTTACGTCTGCCATATCAATCGCCTCAATTCTGATTGCGCTATTTTCATACGGGAACAAACCTACGCCATTTGCGTCAGAAACTTTGTCGCGGTTGATATATCGGAAAGCCTGTCTGAACAGCCAATTAAGCCATTGCGCAGGGAGCGGCTGACCGCGAGTTTCTGCCTGCTCAGGGATAAATCCGCTGGTAATGGTCGTGTCAGGAGGCGAGCTAACATTAATCTGCCCATCTGGATAATTAACAACATTTTCAGAGAATGAAGCCATTTAATATACGCCCACTAGATGATAGCCTGATTCTATCACAGTATCAAAATTAGGCGAGTTAATCGCTAACCACGGCCCGCCTACGTCAAGACCAAATCCGCCAACGTCTAATTCTGCTGGCGATAGCCCTCCAAGCCTTGACCCGTTATTTGTATCTTGAATTGTTACTTGAATGTCCGATCCATTAGCTGTTAAATAGTCAGCATCTGAATTAACAAATAATTCCCCTGGCTCTGACTCTCTGCTGAATCTAAATGGTGATTTATGCGCAAACGAAACCATGATCGGGACATCGCTGATCCCCGCTGGGGACAGCCCCTGAATGGCAGATTGTATATTTACAGGAATAGATGCGCCATCGGTAAATAGCATTGCTGTTGCCGGGAATTGCTCGATATACTGAATATCGTCAGGATCGGTAAGGTACTTCAATCCGTGAAGCAAATCTTCTGGGGTAGCGTTTGACGTATTGACAAATACACGGAATAGAATAGATGCTCGGTATTCGTCATCATTACGACCTTGGCGCGGCTCTCCGACTATGTATCCGCATCCGTCTAATTGCTGTCCGATCGCTGTGGCAATCCACCGTTCATCACGCACCGCATCTGCTAATACCTCTACATCATAGACAGGCGATACCATAGATCCGGTTAGAGCTTTAATCAGTGGCTTTTCTGATAACTGATTCGTAAGCCTACCCTGGGCAATATTGATATAATCTAGCATTTAAACACCAGTCACCGAAATTCTGGATATGTCGAATACTGCGTTTGCAGCTTTTCCAATACTGATATTTGACGCTGAATACGAAGGAGGTCCTACCGTATCGTTGGTTGCGCCAGCTGTTATGGTCAAATGAGCAATCCCACTAACTGCGGCATAGATCGGACCTTCAAGTCGCTGCAAGATTACGTCAGAGCCATTGCCAATATTTGCAGCAGCGTACGCAATAATAGCGTTTTTAATTGCCAGCGTAGCATTTACAGGTAGAGTTTCTTCTGCATTAAGAGAATCAACCGATACTCCAACCCAGATATATTTATCAACTGGACGACTAAAACTTACCACATGAGTATCGCCAGCAGTGTCTAGCACTCATACTCATAATGGAGTTGTTCCCGGTGGCGGAACTAGCGGTACTGTGACGTAAAAAAAAGGCCCGCTTTTGGCGGGCTTTTTGTTTGCGTAACCGATAGTTTTTAACTATCACAAGCCTGATTTATAATAGATTTTATGAATGATCTGAGCCTTGATCCTGTTACGCATGACCTTCTAATCACCGGCCTTGACTTGTCGGTGATTAAAGGCGCTGACCGGGTGCGTCAGAACGTACTGATTAAACTGCGACTCTGGCAGTCTGAATGGTTCCTCGACACCGAATTTGGCACGCCATATATCGACCAAATTCTAGGCAAGCAGGTATCGCTCGGTGGTGCAGTTGCTGCGCTCAAGAAGTCGATTTTAGAAGTGAATGACGTAGCGTCGATTACGTCATTTTCATACGAATTTTCACGGCAGACAAGATCGCTTACGGTTGATTTTGTCTGCTCTACGCCTTACGGGCTGATTAGGGTGACTGCATGAGTTTGACAGCAACTGGGTTTGATCGTCCGCGCTTGCCCGCCATTAAAACGGAATACGACGCGCTTGTTACGGATGCGCTCGGCCCAGTAAATGTTCAACCAGACAGCGTTATTGGGCAACTGGAAGGAATTTGGGCCGAGGGGATTGATAACTCATACGAATGCCTTCAAAACACATACGATAGCATGTACCCTTACAGCGCAGAAGGCACGAGCCTAGACGGCGCTGTTGCATTCGTTGGGCTGTCACGTATTTCCGCATCTACAACGGTCGCCACGGCTGCGGTATATGGCACTGAAGGAACCGTTGTCCCTGTTGGTTCAATCGTTCATGCCGACATTACCTATACATCGACTAGCGATGTTGTTATTTCTCGCGCTAATGCGCTTGATGTTGTTATTAGCGTAAATACTGTATCTAATGCAGCGTCATACAATGTATTTGCAGGCGGAACATCATCTACATATGTTAGCGACTCAAGCGCAACTGCAATAGAAATTTGTTCAGGACTGGCTGCTG